CAAGAGTTTATTTTAATTTATTTTAGTAACTATCTTCTCACCTTCATATGTCGGGTGTTTTTTGGCATCCGACATTCTACACATATAAAACCTTAACATCTAAATTCTTTGCTGATTTGTTTTTGACTCTGTTTATCAATCTCATCTTACCCTTCATCATACGATAGCTTTTCATCTTGACATCATACAAATCCACGGTCCCCGTCGCACTGTTCACGACAACCAGGTCCGCTGGACCCTTACCACCTAAATCATAATAGACGTGCGTATTTGGCTTTCCTAGGAAGTCTATGGCCGCTAACAGCTCAGCACGAATACCTTTTTGTTGTTTACTTGTTTCCATGATAGACAATTACAACCGCTGTACAGTTAGGACATGATAAGTTTGTCATGATCATATGTTGCTCTTCATCGTTGTCTTCCCATTCTGTGTCGTGGTCACCGCCCCATATTAATTCGTGATCGCAGCTCCAACACTTCATACAACTATCCTGTACGTTTCGTCGAGTTTTTTAAATACAACCTTACCATTTACTTTTTGTTCAAACTTGTGATGGCATGTCAAGCATTCATACACACGTCGATCGCCTTTTGGTATACGGATAAATGGCACGTAGTTATCGCAATTATCACAAATGCCCAGCGTTATCTCTGCTGGTGATTCTTCAGTGTATGTCACCCCAACAACTCCCTTCTTCATAATCTACTTTGTTTGGAACTTGCAGTTCCACAGCTTCTTCCATAATTCTAATGATCTTATCTGCATCCTCAAGTGATGCAATGGATATATCAAGTTCGTCATGAATTTGTACATGGGGTATAACTCCTTCTCGGTATAAGGCCAGCATAGCCATCTTTGTCATGTCTGCCGCTGATCCTTGTATTAGTTTGTTTAATGCTTTGTATGTGAATGCTCTCTTAATCCCCGGTCCGTGCTCCCTTAACGCGTCAGCGTGGGGTAATGGTTTCTTGATACCGAACCCGTGTGGTTCCCAAAGATCAAAATGACATAGGCGACCACCGATCGTGCGTATCTTACCGCTGTCATCTGCGCGTCTTGCGACTGCATCTGACAACATACGTACAAACGGTGCTTTCTGATTGTAGGTCTTGATTAGTTTCTCAGCAGCTTCTTTGAGAAGTCCTAACTCAGCCATCAGCTTGTTCTTGCCCATGCCATACATTAATCCTAAGTTAATAGTTTTTGCTTGCTTACGTTCGATGCCGGCCATGTCCGCGATCATCTGATGGAAGTCAGCGTCGCCTGAATTGTAGCCGTCAACAATAGTTTGTGTTCCTTCTAGCTTTAACAGAGATGCAAAATGCACAACAATACGTGGTTCTTGCTGACTGTAGTCAAAGCAACCCCACTTGTGGCCCTCTTCTGGTATAAATAGTGACCGAATCAACGGTCCAAGTTCCTTGTGTCGTGCCGGTATTTGCTGCAGGTTCGGGTTAGAATAACTAAATCGTCCTGTCACTGTACCGCCGTCATCACTACGAATTTGATTGATATCTGAGTGTATACGTCCTTTGTAGTTATGTTTTAATATCGTATCAATAAACGTAGTGTTGGCTTTGTTAATCTCTCGAGCTTGATTAATTAGTTTTGGTAACTCAGCAGGGTGAGTTGCCAGAAAATTTTTTGTAAATGATGGAGCACCTTTTTCTGTGCGATCGTACGGTAGCTTGACTATGTCAAATGCTTTTGCAATAGAAGCTGCAGCCCATATCTCGACCTCAAATCCTGCTAGCTTTTGTATGTCACGATGTATTTCTTTTTCTGCATCGATCAATTGTGCCTTTGTAGCTTCTGCTTTTGCAACGTCAACGCGTACACCTTTAAATTTCATATCGACTAGACATGGAAACAAATTAGTTTCTAAATTAAATACATCCCATAAATCTTGTTTAGATATTTCGTGCTGTAGTGCGTGCCATAACTTTAATGTTACAACTGCATCTTGTTCTGCATACTCACCAACCAATGGCGCCGGCAGTCTCCACATTTCTGACTTGGGATTGATGCCCCATTCTTTTGCTGCCTCTTGTAAAATCTTTTCGTTCTTACCCATGCCTACATATTCTTTACCGAGTGCGTTCAATGCATAGCCCCATCTGTTTTCATCTATCAATGATGCTGCAATCAACGTGTCAATAATACCACCACGGATCTGATAACCCATAGAACGTATCCAGGATACATCGTACATTGCGTTGTGAAATATTTTTGTAGCGTCGGTGTGTAAAACTTCTTCAAACCAATCTAATACCAATCCACGGTCCATGTTCCCACCACCTTCGTGATTGATCGGGAAGTAACCTGACCATCCTTCTACTGCAACTGCAATACCAATAACTTCACCGTCACCGCGTACAGAACCAGATCCCATTGTTAATAAATTTGGATCTCTTGTTTCTAAGTCGATTGCAATTTCTTTGCGGTCAGATAAATCTGGTAAGTTTGTCGGTGGGACCCATTCTGTTTCGGGTTTAAACATAGGCATTTGTAAAGGTTTATTCATGCCACATATCTTTCCTTGTTTTCAGTTTTAGTTTTTTCTTTGTGACAGCTCTTACACAAAAACTGTAAAACAGCATGTTTTTTATGGTACTCTGCAAACTCATTATGTATTTTTTGATCTTCTCCATATAGGTAATACCAATAACGAGCTAGATCAGTGTTAATACCAGTGGTTTTTAAAAAAAATAAAGGTAACTTAGAACCTTTTACAATTAATTTACCCAAATAATCGTCAGCATATTTTTTTTCAATTTTAAAATTGTCAACTATTTCTGTAAACAAAGGCTTAACGTGATCAGCTTCAGCTTCTTCATATTTTGTTGTTTGTTTACACATATTACAAACTTTGTTTGCATGGTCATATTTAAAATCGCACATTTGTTTAATAATGGCTCCTCTAAAAGCATTGTTTAAATTTAACTTTTCGTTCCAAAGATAACCAGTTCCAAAACAACTAAAATTATCTTGATTAATAGCGTCAGTAAAACCTTGATCGTTAGTAGCCTCTAAATGTAAAACTTCAACACCGTTATTAAAATAACCATTTGGTTTAATACAAAAAGAAACGACCGGCCTTGACATAAATTTATAAGATACATAATCGTCCCAACAATCAAAATAATTATTAATTAAAAAATCAATGTCATGTTTTTTTATGTGCGTGCTTTCGTCCAAAGGCATACCCCATTCATGTATAGGAGTTTTTTGAACAATCTCTCTCCAAGCTTTACGACAAGCTGACTTAGTTTTATAAAAATTACCATTAAATAATTTGTATTTACTCATAATCTCTCTCTATTATCATTTCTATATAATGTATTGCTTTCTCTAAATCTTGCTTACCGCTGCCCTTATGAGGATGTCTCATAATATACTTTATAGCATTCCCCTCAGCAAATAACAAATTGTTTTTATTGATAAATTCCGCGGGTTGTATCTTGTATCGGTTGTAATGACTACCGCCGATTTGTTTTTTTAACGACTTCATAGCACGTATGCCCTCTCATAATTTCTTGGTTCTAGTATATGCAAATTTTCTTTTGCTCTTGTCACTGCTACATAAAATAACCTGTGTAGCTCGTCTGGTTCCCGATCGTTTTGATCAACACTAGACTTAGTAATATCAGGAAGTAATAATACATTGTCCGCTTCACCTCCCTTCGCTCCGTGTATAGTTGACATTGTAATTCGTGGTGTTTGTGAAATCTTTTCTCTGTTTGCTAACATGTTTCGTATGTAGTTCTCTGTGTTTGTATCTATCTTTGTAAATGCTTCATACCAAACTTTATCAGTTAACAATCCGTGATCCGCGGTACAGTCTTCTCGAGTATATGACAAATCATTGTTCATCGTTTTACCGGTGCGATAACCGCGCGTAATGTTTTCACCTAGATAAGAATAAATATTTTTTATTTGTATAACATTTAACATACCACCCTTTGACCATTCTTGCCAATGCTGTATGGCCATTAATAAATCTATAGGTATAGAGTTGCGTCCTCTATGTGAAAAATACCACCCCTGCAGCTCACATAAATCTTTTACGTCGTCTAAAAAATAATGTGCAGATGCCAACACTAGCCATTCGCCTTTGCTCATGTCAACCTGTGTAATGTCTGAATACCTGTTCAATTTACCAACAGCTTCACGTGGCTTGTATGTTTTGTCAAAACGATTGTTTACACGTTCTATTATACTTTGTGACAATTCGTGTATTGGTCCACCAGGAATACGGTAGGATTGTTTTAGTGTGTCGATCTGATCTACTTCTTCTTTAAGAGCGATAAAAGAATCAACATCAGCACCAGCCCATTTAAATATAGCTTGATCATCGTCCCCTGCAATGTAGGTTTTG